TCTTTACTTGTGAACAAGAATTCTCTTTTAGATGATTTAACCGCATCATTGAAAGTATTAGAACCAGCATTAGTTGAAGTGAAATAGTCTTTTAAACGGTCGTTTATACTTGAACCAGACGAACCATAGGAACTTCCATATTCTTTTAACCGGTCATTGATTGTGCCTGTGTAAGATTCATCCCCTAAGAATGAATGTATATTATCATTAATAGAACCATCATTCCCAAGTTGGTCAAATTGTTTTTTTAGATTATCATTTATAGACATTAATCTCCTTTATAAAGTGGAGGATTGAGCAGACAACCCTCCACCTTAATCAGTTTACTTATGATACATCAGATAAGATATATACACCGAAACTGTCTTTGATTTCAATAACACCACATTTAACTGATGCAATATACTCATCATGTTGATAAGAAGCATCTCTTTGTGTTTCAATATTAATCAAACCAGCATTGGATATACCAAGTCCTAACGCACCTCTGGAGAACATGCCACCAGCAGCATCACCACCATTACCAACATCATCATTAATTTCTTCTGAAAAGTAGATATTAACACCAGCAAGTTTTCCAACATAACCATTTTCAAGCATGTTTGCTGAAATTGGATTATCTGCAACTTGTGTTGATGAGTTAGTAGCAACCAATAAACCTTGTAGTCCTTTTGAACCCCAAATTTGCTTTGAGTGTCCAACAAAACTAAATGGCAAAGGTGCTCCCGCACTATGTAATTGTCGAGCCGCTTCAAAGAAAGCATCTAATGTTAACGAAGTTCCAGCACCAGCAGCAGTTTGTGAAAAACCACTAAATAAAGATACTAATAAATCATCAACTTTCAATGAACAAGCCTGTCCAAGATTAGCACCAACATCACCCTCTAAATCTCCAGCAGTACCTAATCTCGCCAAATCAGTAATATCTGAACGAACTACATAGTTACCAATTGATGCAGTATGAGCAGTAGATGCAACTTCAATAGAACTTGCTTCACTACCCTCTGATAAAGAACTTACTGAACTTGATGCAGTTGGTGTAAAATCAACGAATGTTACACTTGCAGCACCATCACCAGCAACTGCTGTTTGTACTAATGGAGACATCACATTAGCGTTTTGAAATGCATGTATCGCTTCTGCTACAATATCATCATTAGCAGATACGGAATACGAACCGAATGAACTCTTTTGAGTTACAGCCATAATTTACCTCACTATTTTTCCATCTATAATTGTTACACCGGAGAAATAACTGAAAGAATTAGGTTTCTTACCTTGCATTGACCGTTCTACATTCTCTTGCATTTTATCGATATAATCCAAACGAGATGCAGGTTTATCATTAATTGTAACTGATGGGTTCCCCTCTTTATCAGTAGTCATTTTGACATCATCATTAGGGTCAAAATCTTTACCAAATAAAAGTTCTTTTTTTCCATCAACTGTTGCCAATTAAAATATACCGCTCCATTTCGTTTTCTTTTTTCGATTTTCTGCATATCCTTTTGGGTCTTTTACCGCCCATTCAGATTTAGAAGTGTAACCGCCAAATTCCTCTTGCCTATTCCCGGCTCTTGCTGAATTTGTAGATACACCTGTACCAGATGCCTCTATTTCTACAAACTCCTCTAATTTTGTCAAAGACATTCCATCAGCAAAACCACGCTTGTTTTCTGGCAGTTTAGATACTAACGACTCCCGTCGTGCTGATTGATATTCTTCCCAAGCATTCGCCTTTTCTTGGAGTTTAACATTTGCAGTTTTGGATTCTTCAAGTAGGGTTTTATATTCCCCCTGTTTTTCCAATTCTTTCTGCCTTGCTTCTTCCTGGTCGGTCTTAAACTTGGCAAGTTGAGATTCAAGTCCTTGTATCTCTGCATCTTTTTGTTTGGACGCATCGTTTACTTCTTTGAATCTTGCGTATGGTATTTCCTGTTTAACCTCTGTTTGAGTTTCCGATTTTTCGGCAACCGGAGTACCTGTTGTTTCTTCTGACATTTTTACCTCTTGTTTGAGTTAGTGATAATTTACGAATACGAGAGTCCGCAAATTTACTTTATTATCCTAAAGGTCATCGTCTCGTAATACCTCATATAAAATAAATATCCACATAAAAGAACCTTTGACGATATGATACCATTTAACATCACCATTCCGGATATATTCTCTGGATTCTTCTGAAAAGAACCAAGAGAATAATACCGCAAAATATCCAATAACATACATAATGACTAATGTATTAACTATTATTTGGATCATCTCAACACCGGTTTATCTAATCCTTTACCTTTATATGCAACAGGTTCTAATTGGCATTGGCAATTAGTTCCACATACAGAGAATCCACTTCTTGGAGTTCCTATTGCTTCAAAATATTCTAATGAACCAACTTCTCCATGCCTATCTTCACAATCCGGACATGGATTTTCAGATACTGTTACCCATTTAAAATCTTTAATTCCAGCATCTTCGTATGTTTTACGAGATGCAAGATTTCCAGCACCTAATATTCCAGAGCGGGTTGTGTTTTTAACTCCGTTTTTAAATTGTCCAAAGATACGACCTCCAACATTTAAGTCATTCAATAAAGTCTGCATTATTACTGCTTCACTTGCTCCTGATTGCTTCATTGATAAAACTAATGTTTCAAGGTCTATTGCAGTACGCATTGCAGTTGCATCTATATTTGCACTAATCAGAATGCTCATATCTTCATAAGTACTACTCATTTTTTCATCAACCTTGCTATCTCTAAATTAATATACTTATCTGCTTTTGCTTCTGCTCGTTTACTTACACCAAACCATTCTCTTTTCTCATGTGGTCGCATTCCCTCATTATGTACTCTTGATGGGATTTGTCTATCTCTTTTGTTGATTGAGATCAGTGCGTTGTTGTTTGTCTTTGTGGCTCGGTTTTTAACATACACCTCTTTCATCTTTCCTTTATGCAGTAATGGTTTGGAATGACCTTTTTCCTTTGCCCATTCTGCTGATATTGGCTCAAATGGCTTATCGTGTATATCTCTGGAATACTTTGTAATACCATCTTTTATGTCTTTAACAATTATATCTGCAATTCGATTTACTTGTTTAGAGAGGTCTAAATTTGGAGTAGTATCCCATGTTTCAATCTTTTTCAATTTCATTCAACACCTCTTTTGCTTTATCTTCACCAGCATCTATTGCCTTTTGAAGTTCGTCAGTATGTGCTTCAAAGAATTGTTTTCCTAATTCTTTCAGATATTCAATAGGATTAGACAATAAGTTGGTTAAATCAACCTTATCTAATATTGATTCACTCTGTCTATTAACTTCCTCTTTGAGTTCGTCAATCTTATCCAGATATTTGTGTATCTTGTCTGCCAAGTTTAAAAATATTCTCCTGTGTATCTGATTCTTTTTTAATTGTTACTTCTGTCTTTCGCCTATCTACTAAATATTGTTGTGCATCTTCTCTTGTCCAATCTGGGTTTCTTCTCACAAGAATATCTGCTTTATCAATTAATCCTTTTGATAAATCCCAATCATCTCTTTTTTGTTGTTCATCTTCAGTTAGATAATTAACACTTTCAGAGAAATCAACACCATCTAATATACCAATATCTATTCCAGCATCAACCCGTAATATTTCTTTTTCAATATCAAATAAGTGTTTCTCAATATTTCTCCACCGTTCAACATCTGACTTTCTCGCTTCCATCAGTTCTTGATTTCGCAGTTTATGAGCAATACCACTTTCAGCAGTTGTTCCCTCAACAAATCCTGCTGTTAGATGATAGTTTTGTGCTAACATACGGTAATTGGTTTTGATGCTCTCATCAATTGATTGTACAGTATTAGGGGGACTAATAACACCCATTGAAGAATCAAGTTCAAGCATTGTTATTTTGTCCGGACCAACCTCTAACCTTTTATTATCCATTTCCCCGGATACATAAACATAACCAAATGATTGAAAGACTATATTGGCAGTCTTAGTTGTTTCAACAACATTAATCATTTCATTGGTTTGTACGAGGTCATCACTTGCATTAACACCAAGAAATTCATTCTCTGGAATACCATCTCTGAATGAATATGCAAACGGTAACATTCCATACGGGTTAATCATATCAGGGTTCATGTCGTTTTTAATAATCTTCTCTGAATTATTATCATAAACAAAGTGATTTTCTAAATCCCAATATGCCCAGAGTTCCGGAGTTGTATCTTTAACTTGTGAACGGACTGATAGCGGATAGCATATTCCAATTGGACTAAGTGGATCATCTCCAAATATCGGCTCAAAGTCAAATATTAAATCATATTCAACCTTACCATTTCTCCATGTAGGTTTGATAAGTATCAACTCCAAAAGATTAGTCATCTTCTCCGCTCGTTGCATCTTCTCATTCTTACCTTTGATATATTCAAAGTAATGATCATTGCTTACTTCTCGGATTGGTTCTTTCATATACACCATGCTTACCCGGTCTATAATTCTTTTAGTAATATTTATATTGCTGATTGGAATCTTATTAAGTGTATTCTCTGAAAAGTATTTCCCTGTGTACTTATCTGTATTCCCGGAGTAATATAGTAATGCTTTGTTTCGGTTATTTCTCCAACGGTCTTTGTACTTCTGCTGGGATTTTATTCGTGATTCTTTTACGAGAATATCTGATAATTTTGGTATCATCTTTGTATTGCCCCTCTACTTCTACTATTAATGGGTAATTCTTTACATATTGCATAACCAAACCCGTCTGAATAATGAGTTAGTTCTTTATTGCTCTTGTCTATATCTCTCGTTCCCTCGCGATTTACTACTTGCTCAAAATCTTTTATTAACTCCGTACAAGATGAATCAATTACCATATCCTCAAACCGTTTGTTCATAGTGTTCACCCTGTCAATTACTTTCGGTGCTCTCCGTTCAACCCTAACTTCAAAACCCTCATCTCGAAGTATCTGATGGTCAGACCGTCTTGAAGATGTCCCTCTTGCTATACCCGATGGATCAGGATATACAATATACCGGTTGTTCGGATACTTGTCTTTAATCGTTCTTGCAACCCGTTCAGTCAAGAGTTCTCCCTCTGCGTGTCGTAACCCCATACAATCAAACACTCTAATTCTTGGGGATTGAGTATGCAGTTGGAATAATACTGTTGCCATTGGTGAAACATTGAAGTCCATCCCGATTCTGATTGGTAATGTTGGGTCATACTGTACTCGCTGAACATTATACTCCCTGTTGAACATGTAATAAGTTTGTCCATATTGTAGATTGACAAACTCCCCATTCATATATGCCTTAATTAATCGTTTATCATAATTAAGTTTTAAACTTTTAATAAACTCATCTGGAAGAAACTTATTATCTTCTGTTCTTCCCTTTGTTAATTCATAACCCTCTTTTGGATTGTTGCCCCAATATTCATAAACAAACCCAAATCCCTCTGGAGTTGTACTAACAAACCCTGTTAAAGAATTTCCATCTCGTAACCGGGATAATCCCATCTTCCAAGCACCATCATCTTTTAGCAAATCCGCTTCATCTAAACCAAACGATGCAAGATTTAATCCCGCCCATCTCCGGTAATTTTCAGCAGACCTCAGCAGTATGTCCGCCCACCCATTCTCCCAAAAAACCCTATATTTTAAATCAGATGCAGAATAGTTATAATTATATCCTAAATCTTGTAATACTTTTTCTAATGTTGGTTGCAATACATCTTTAACCATTGGATATACAGGTTCAGCAAGTAGTATCTGCTTTCCTGGATTTAATCCACATTCCCTTATTGCTCGCAAACAAAATGCAATAGTCTTACCAGAACCATAACCACCAACCAATGCGGGATATTTAGCATGAGATAATATAAATTTCTTTTGGTGTTTAAATACATCATATTTCATTAATTTCAAAACCTTGAGGAAGTTTGTTGATCTCGATTTGTTCTTTTTCGATATATCCCCTGTGTTTTGCTCTTGTCTTTAAGAAAAATATGATTGAAGTAGTATCACCCTTTTGGATGTTTTTAAATAGGTAAGATTCAACGGTGTCAATAAAAGATTCTTTTACTGCTTCGCATTGCTCTCTAAACTCTGGGTCTTTATCAATATTACGATAATACCAACCCCGCTCAACATTCAATGCTTTGCAAGTGTTTCCTATGTGTAGAGTATTCTTCTCTAATAGTTCAAGAAACTGCTTTTTTTTATGTTGTATGGTTTGTTTTCCCGTCATAGAAATCCATAGAATTTACGGAATTTTCTTTACGAGATATTACTTTATTTTTGTAAAGGTCTATCTATTATTATTCCCTCTATCCGTTCTCTGGATAAACAAAACTCTTTGGAACATATTTTGGCTCGTTCGGTATAACTTTTTCCAGAGTATTCCAATCCCGACCAAAATGCTCTGATTAGTGCATTTCTCGTTTCGGTGTGATTGATTAGTTTGTATGGATCGTACCAATCTTTCCCAAACGGTTCAAATTTAAGTATTTTACTCATCTTCTCTCCATTCTTTAAAAGTATTTATCGCATTTTGCATCGCTCTATTTATTGAGTGTGGATGGTAGGTAAAAGCAATCATCAACCCATATAATTTATACACTAAATCATCTGCTGTTGCATCATTAGGTAATTCAATTAAATAGTCCACATCATCAAATTTTGCTTGTATTTTAATCTTGTTCATTTTTCTCCTTTGACTTAGTGTATAATAGTGTTTATCGGGATGTTATACACAGGAACTAAAAAGGGTCTGTGCCTTCCGTTCCATAGTGCACATAGTGTCGTTATGGTGTCCACCGTGGGCAACTAATAGTATTTCTTCCATTTGAAAACCTCGTGTTTTACCAATACCTTGTGAGTTCCAACCAAAGCATAAAACGACACCGTTGGGCTTTGTAATTCGTGCTATTTCCTTTTTCATATTAGACCAGAAACTCGCCTGAGTTGTTTCCATATTTACAGTCTTGCCCAACTTTTTATAGCACTCACTTA